CATAATAATTTGCTGAATATAAATCAACGGCGTTTGATGGTTGTGATGTATTCGTCGCACTTATGTCATGGCGGTACATATCATAAGTAATGCCCGATGACCAATTTATTTTTCTAATTACCTGCCTAACATCAGTTTTTGATATTTTTTTCAAAGCAATCATTGTATCCCAATGATTGTTTTCTTGATTAAAATTATCAACTGGTGCAGGTGGATTAGTATTCCAATCAACATTATAATCAGTAGGGTTGGGAAGACCAACAAATGAATAGTAGGAATTGCTGGTTGAAGCAATTCCCGCTATAAAGTTCTTTGCATTTAATATACGAAGTTGATCAGTTATAATAGCGGCCATTTTAATGGAGTTTTTATTTATTTATCAGTTAAATTGCAGTTGTGCTCAGATTGCCAGAGTTATCAACAATCAAACGATATTGAGTTCCGTTTGGTGAGGTTAATATTATACCTGCGGAAGTATCAATTCCAACATTTACATCTGCAGAAAATGTAGAAACACCAGAAACATTTAGTCCTGTTACCTCAATACCACTAGGAGTAGTTTCAAACTTCTTGGAGTTATCATAATAAAGATTTACCGCACCGTCTGTAACAAATTCTGCCATGTTATCGTTGCCAGAACTTATAATATCAAGTTGGCTAGATTTAATCCATAAGCTTCCAGTTCCAGTGTCGCTGATAATACTCTTGGTTCCGTCATGGTAGATATTTAAATCATTACCCTCACCCATTCTAATCATGTTGGCATTACCAACTTGCCAATCGGCAAAAGACATGATGCCATCAACACTATCGATTGTAATTGCTCCTCCACCTCCTCCTGTAAAGGCAGTAATTCCACCAAATGTAGAAGCAGTAGAAACATTCAGTGTCTCAAGAGAAGTACCACCAGAAACATTCAGTGTCTCAAGAGAAGTATCACCTTTAACTGTAAGAACACTTGTTGGATTTGTAGTTCCGTTTCCAATATTAGAGAATGAATATGATCCAGTTATGCCCGAGTGAACAAAATTTCGAACATCTTCTTGTACCAATGGAATGGATGCAAATGCAGTATGTCCACCAGAAGCATAATATTTAATTTCGACAGGACCATATTCAGTACATGTATTAATTCCTGGTTCCACCACAGTCTGCATCAAATTCACTTGATATGAATCATCATCAAGTGCTTGAGTAAATATCTGCGGAGACAGAGTACCTGTTAGATATTCTTTAAGAGATCTTGAATTATATGCATCGGGGTCTGCCGTTGTTGTTCCAAAACCAACTCTAATTTTATTACAAGTATAGTTAATGGTATTTTGGGCACCCGAACATCTATCCAATAAATCAATAGGACCTGGAGCATTTGAAATAACGCCATCAACCCTATGCATAGTGTTTAGGCGATGAACCATGTACGCGCCTTGAGAGTGTCCAAAAGTATATACTCTAGAAATTGATTTTCCAGCACCAACTGAAGTTAGGTAAGAATTTAAGTTTTCTTTTGCCCAAAGAAGTGCTGCTTCAGCATGGTAAAGACCATCTCCAAAATAGAAAGTATCAATATCCAAAACGTTAGCAAATTCTGGAAACTCTGCTGAAGGACTTTCAGCTTCAGTAACCCAAACTGGAATTGCATCCTGAGGATATGCTACAGAAAAGAGAATTTTATCTCTAAGGTTTAATCCAGATGGAGTTGTCGCAAGATCTATAAATGTTTGTGCAGAATCCAAAGGACTTACACCTGCGGCAGTAATGGTTCCGTGATATAGTAAAACAACATCAACTTCTGGTCCAACGTTCGTTGATGTTGGATAATATATATGACCAGTAACTGTTAATTTATCTGTAGAAACACCAGCGACTGTTCTAGGTGAACTAAATGTATATGAAGTTGAAATTCCAGTAATTGTTACACCAGATCCAACTCCACCCTGGTTTACATTATTCCAGATTTTTTCTGGATAATCGTAAAGATTATTGTAATTTACATAGAAGCAAGGATCTTGACCAGAAAGTTTTTCAGAATCTGCAGACGTAGTAATACCAGTCAATCCAGATCCATTACCATAGAAATTAGAAGCAGTTACCGATCCAGCAATTGACACGGTAGTTGCATCTACAGTTGCTGCAGTAACAACACCAACAACATTCACATCACCAGAGAAGTTGCTAGAATCTCCAGTAAGATCATTAAGTTGAGATACTTTTACCTCACTTAGTGTAATAGTACCAATTCCAATAGTATTATTAGTTCCATCAATAGTTACTGTTCCAGAACCTACGGTGAGTATACCAGTAACTCTTGCATCACCATCTACAAGCAGAGCAGTAGTTGCACCACCTACGACAACACTATCTCCAAAGGTTGATACACCAACAACGTTAAGAGTTTCAGAAATGTTAGTAGTATCTAACTCAGTTCTACCATCAACATCTAAGTCACCATTAGCGTCGATTGAATCAGTGAATGTTGATACGCCAGAAGTTATAACCAAACCACCAGTAGTAATTCTAACACCTGACCTCGCTGTTACAATACCAATTGAATCAATATTAGTTACGTCTTCGTATGTAAGAGTTCCTCCGATTGTTACATTACCTGAGAAATCGGCATCAACAGCAGTGATTGTGCCCGTAAAAGTAGAAACACCAGAAACATTTAACTGATTTGTGAAGGTAGTTCCAGTAACTGTTACACCAGCACCAAGAGTTTCAAATTTTTTATTTCTATCATAATAAAGTTCTGTGCCAGCATTCATAATTGTGTAGAACACATTTTCAGATGGATTACTTGGATTTGCAACCTTAAATTCGCTAGTCCATACTTCAACACCAGCACCAGTTATGTCTTGAAACAAGTTCCCATAACTTGGATTATGGTAAATCCAAAAATCGCTAGTATCACCAAAGGCATCTGGAGAAACTCCATTTCCGAGTTTGATTTGATTACCAGTACCTTCAGTTCCATCACCTAGTTTAATATTAGAATTGTTTGTTCTTAAATTGCCACTAAAAGTAGAAACACCAGAAACATTCAGTTGTTGTGATGTTAGATTTGTTGTAGTCGTAACTCCTAACGTAGAAACTCCTGATACATTAACATTATCTAACTCGGTGTGACCACTAACATCTAAATCTCCATTGGCATCAATAGCACCTGCAAATGTAGAAACTCCCGAAATACTTAACTGATTGAAATAAGAAGTTCCTGTTGTATCAATACCAACAATGCCAGATGATGAACCAGTAACCGTAACAACACCTGCAGAAACTGGAGAAACTGTTATGTTATCTCCAAAGTTAATAGTTCCTGCAGTTCCTATTGGACTACCACTATCTTCAATAATAACACCACTACCAGATCCAACAACACCAGTCAGTCCAGAACCATCACCTACAAATGAAGATGCAGTAACTACACCAGAAACACTTAACTGATTGAAATAAGAAGTTCCTGTTGTATCAATACCAGCAATACCAGATGATGAACCAGTAATAGTAACAACACCTGCGGAGACTGGAGAAACTGTTAAATTATCTCCAAAGTTAAGAGTTGCTGCAGTTCCAACAGTTACATCACTATCTAATATTACGACACCAGAAGATGCTATAACACCAGTGAGACCAGAACCATCACCTAGGAATTGTGTTGCTGCAACTAATCCATCAACACTTACATCACCAACAACAGTAAGTTTTGCAGTTGGGTCAGCAGATCCAATACCAACAAATCCACTAGATGTTGTTGTGATTACAGTTCCGCCTGCACCAACTTTGAATGTGCCGAGTGTATTTCCCAACCCAATGAGAGTACTCGCTGCACCAACCTGCAAATCTCCAGCAACAAAAGCATCATTATCTGCGTGGAAGTTTGTATATACTCTTACCAATCTATCCCAATGATTTCCACCACTGTAAACTCTCAATGCATCATATGCTTGATCTGGATTTGGGGAAATTCCGGGTTTTGTTGTTCTAAAGACAAAACTTGAGTCTGATGAAGATGTGTCAGTTCCAGAATTTATTTGGAAAGTAATCGCATCGCTATTACTTTGGTCGATATAAGAATTACTTCCAAATCTTAAAGTATTTGAAGATGAAGTTAGATTTGATAGTGTTACGTTATTTCTAAAGGTTGCAATTCCTGAAAATAATGAATTTCCGCCAACAGTTAGTGCTGATGGAGCAGAGTCTGTTGCAACACCAACGTTTGAAGTTGTTGTAATTCCAGTAGCACCCTTTAGCCAATAATTTAAACCACTTCCACCACCGCCACCAATAATTGAACCACCAGCATAGAAAGCTGATGCACTTACAATTCCACTATTTCCATCAATTGTTACGCCAGATCCAATGGTAATTTTATTTGAATACCCGTCAAGAATAATCGAAGAAGATCCTACTGTCAAAATACCAGTGACTCTGGCATTTCCATTCACATATAGAGATGTACCAGAAGAACCAACACTACCAACCTCAAGAGAGAATCTTGGATTTGTTGTTCCAACTCCAACATTAGAAATTGTATTAATTCCTGCGGAAGTTTTGCTCCAAACTGGAGTTAAATCCGTACCATCACCCAGAAAAGTATAAAGTTCGGAAAAATTAGAATTAATTTTACCACCAGCAATTCTTAAATTGTCACCGGTTCCGTCGTTTGCAACTGATCCAGTGTTTATTGCTACTCTTGACATCGTAACTTACGTTTTCTTTTATTTATTTTAAAAAACATTAACTAGTATAATTTAGGTACTTTAATGGGGAAGTTCTATTCACAAATGCTGAGGTTGACAATCCACCAATTCCTCTCAAGGTATATGAATTAAATTCATCGCTTTCTAGAGGATCAGAAAGAATAATCTTACCCCAACTAAAGTTTCCGTAATAGTTTGATGTAGAAATTCCTAAGAAATTTGAAGTGCTTGTTCCAATTCCAACAGAGCTGAATTCATATTCAGTCGAATCAAATGTAATTTCTGTAGAGCTAAAATCAATTGTACTAATACCAGCATTCACATAAACTCTTCTTACCGTAGTAGTTCCTATTCCAATTATATCTACGTTAGCGTTTTCTACGGAAGATACTTGATAAACATTATCTAGATATTGTGTCCCGATTCCAATAATTTCAGTTTGATCACTATTAAATGAAATAATAGATGTGCTTGCACTTCCAATATTAGAATTATAAACTATGAAGAAATCTCCAGTAGAAATTCCACTAACAGTAATTGCAGACCCGACTAAAGTATTATCTCTTAAGAAAGAGTCTGTTGGTATTAAAAGATCAAATATTGTTTGACTAGATGTAGTTCCGATACCAACAATAATTCCAGAATCTCCAGAATAATTATTTGTATCTAGGGTCTCTGATATTAGTGTTGGAGGTTCAATAAGAACCATTGGTGGATTTGATGTTGTGTATCCAATTCCCGAAGAATTTACAGATATTGAGTCAACTACACCAGAAAATATTGTCGCTGTTGCAGATGCTCTATAAGAAATTGCCAGTCCCACTGGATTTTCAATAGTCACTGTTGGTGCAGATGTATACCCATAACCACCATCTGTAATATCAACTGATACTACGGATCCAGTTGAAGATACGGTAGCAGTTGCAGAAGCTGCCACTACAGAATCTTGCGAAATAAAAGTAATCTGATTTTGGAAATTTAATATAGGATTTTCGTTCTGTGCATCGAAGAATGGTTTTATATTATCTACGTAAACTCCAGTATCTCCAGCACTCACTTTGTTTATTAGATAAGATGATGGATTGATAAGTGGTTCATATTGAACTCTATCTTTTCCAATAATCCTTCCGTTAATTATTTTATCAGATGTTTGTTTACACCAGGTAAGAGGTCTCAACAATGTATCATTAGTGGTTATCCCTGGACCAGAGTATGGATTTGTTTGTACTGAATCTGTTGTATTAATACCAGTAATAACTCTTTCGTCTTCTTGAAGACCAAATCCTTGCCCAAATCCAGGTTCAAAGTTTAATGTAACTTCATCACCAGGTTTAATAGTTTCAATAATATCTTTAAACACCACATCTATATCACCACTACCTTTATAAAATAGAATTTCTGCAAAATCACCTGGTTTAGGTGCTTCACTAAATTCTATAATACTGCCACCTTCAAAGTAGTATGACTCACCTGGTTTTTGTAAAACATCATTAATGAATATTAGAAGAGTAGATTTAACATCAACATTTGAACCAGCCGCGGCACGAATAGTGACCGGATTGTTGGCCAGTGTTAATGGGAATGTTTTAGTTATCCCATCAAACAAGTTTTCAAAACTGTCAAGAACTTCAAGTTGACCAAGAACCCATCCAGAGAAGAAGTCGTTGTATGTTTTATCAATCGTTATGTTAAATTCTTCATAAGGTTTCGTAGTATCTGTTGGTATTCCAGTATTTCCGCCAATTTCAACAGTCAATATTTCACCTTGACCATATCCATATCCAGTATTTTTTATTGAAAAATCTATTACACTTGATCCTTGACCAACAACAACATCAACCTTTGCTTCAGTTCCTACTCCTGGGAATGAAGATGAACTGTAAATTAGAGGGAGATTTGTGTATGATAGGGGATCGTCAAAAACGACAATTGGGGGATTAGTTGTAGTATATCCAAATCCAGGATTAGTAATCGCAACACCAATGATATGACCATTGCTTACCGAAGCAGTTCCAATAAACTCAATATTTGGTGTTCCTGTGCTTGCAGTTTGGACTCCAACATTAACTACGGTTTGTATTCCAATTCTGTATCCCGAACCACTGTTTCCAATACTAATTGCGGATATTGTTCCTGCCGCAGATACTACAGCAGTGCCTCCAGCAGAAACAAGAGGTTGGAATCCAAATCCTGTAGTAGAACCAACAGAAACAATTACGCCGCCAACAGGAATATTTGCATTATTAACATCATATCCCACTGAAGATGCTGTTCCAGTGAATCTAATACTCGAAATACCAGCACTTTCTGTTAAGGTATAATCTTTAGTATCTGCTTGTACTCCCTGTGGGGTTTGGAAAATTCCATTGATGAGTACAATTGCGTTATTGGTAGAGAAACCTGTTATATTCTGATTATCTGAGGTAAGAGTGAATTCCTTATCAACTCCTGTGAATTGATTAGAAATTCCATCAAAAATATAATTTGTTTCATAAGTTTCTTGGGTAGTATTTGTTTTACCACTTCTCAAGAACGTTCTTCCTTGGAAAGTAGAATGTGTTGCAATTCCAACCCAATCTCTTTCATTTGGTGGATTTGTATCAGCTCCTATTGGTGTTAATCCATAAGGTGCTTCTGCAAAGTGAATCGTATTTTCGACAATATTATAATTTCCATCAACAATGCGAACAACATCTCCTGCAGAATGAGTGGATAATCCAGTACCCATAAAAGGTCTATCAACCAAAATAATATTAGTTCCACCAAGACCAACTGTGGTGATCTTCATAATCTCGCTATTGATCTGAATTAAATTACCACCAAAGAAGGATGTAATTCCAGATAAAGTGAAGCGATTATCAAAGGTGCTTGCATCTAGTGCCAAAGTTGTTGTTATTGATGAACCTACAACTGGTGATTGGAAATAATTATCAATTGCAATAATATTTTTTGTATTCTGATTATTTGCAACGAATGAATGTGAAGTACCAATTCCAACACTTGTAATATCAAAAACCACTGGATTTCCTTTTAGTGCGTCTGTAGCACTTGCGGCTAATTTTACACTGCTTTCATTTACTTTAACAATATAAAGAGACTGTGGTAACTTATCAGTTGTTCCAATTCCAGCAACAACAGTTTGTGCTATACCTATTGCTTGAGTTGTTCCAGCTCCTGCATATGAGTATCTAACTTCTTCGCCAGTTACAAAATAATGATCAGGTAGGGTAATGGTATCTGAAGAAATATTAACAATTGCAGAGTCGCTTCCATCAAAATATCTCAAGAAAATTGGATTTTGGTTATGGGTAAGTTCGAAACTCTTCTTTATAGATCTTTCAGTTCCTTCATAGTTTCCAAAATCACTAGTAATCTCTGCATTAGTGAGATCTATAGAATCTCTATCAATACTAGATTTTTCAAGACTTAGAGCATTTTGGAAAACTCTTACTTGAACATCAATACTTGGTTCTGGAGTAAAGGTTAATTGAGTACCGTTTGTACTTACTGCTGCACCAACATTTCCTAAGGAGGAATGTGTTTGAATTATTCCATATTCTGTTATTGATGCCTCTGCCCCATCATCCACTACAAGAACTTCAGACATTTGATATCTTTGATTTGTAGTGTCTTCAACACTCACAATGTAATAAGCACATGAGTGGTTGTTGGGATATTCTGTAATTATAGATTCTACTGGAGATCCTGAAGCTGCAATGGATGATATTCCAGAACTTATGTAACCTGTAGTAATTTCTTCAGTTCCAACTCCAACAGCACTTGATGTTGAACTTGCTATCGATATTAATAGTGTATTAATGGTTACGCCAACTCCAAGAGATGAATTTGGTTTAAAGTCAATTTTTATATTTGACCCATCAATATATGGAATATATGTTCCAAGTCCAGAAATTGCATATGAATCTACTGAATGATTGGTCAACTGACCATAATCAATAATTTCTACATTGCTTCCATCATGCAGGAGATTTATTTCATCAAATTCATAATAAGATTCATCTGTAGCGCCAATTTCAACTAAGATTTTAGATGAACGATAAGAATCTGGTATACTAACGATATTTGTCGATGAAGAAGAACCTGATGCAATTGTTGTTTGACCTGTAGATACGTTAACAATGTCACCAAGTACACTTTGACCAATGCCTACTACATTACTCTTTAAATCATGTGAAACATAAGAAACATCATAGTCATTAACCGAATACTTTATTGGATAGAAATTTAATTGTCCAAAAGTTCCACTTATATTGAAATCAAAAGATCCAAGATCTGCAAATGTTTCTACTCTTCCATATTGATTGAGGTAACCATAAGTGTTATCATGGAGAAGTGAAAGTATTAAGATTTGCCTCTCTAATGTAAATCTTTTATCTCTTGTAAATGTAAAATATTTCTTAGTTCTTGCCGAGTTTAGTCTAAACTCTGCAATAGTGCTATATCTAGTTGTTCTTGGATTACTGCTAAATTGGTCACTTATATCATCAATTAATAAAACTCTGTTACCAACAGACTCAAAATAATCGGTCAAGACTCTATTTTGTAAGATAATTTCATCAGAAACTAATTTAGATCCTATCTTAGTTGTTACTTCGCTTGCGAGATCAAAATTATAGATGCAATTTAGATTACCACTTCCAATTAAATCGACAACAACATCCGCAACACTATCATCAGCAAAAACCCTAGACGAAGTTCTATCGCCATCTTGATTTTCTATTATTAAATCAGAGAACTTTAAGAATCCAGAAGTATGGTTCAATGATTTTACTGGTTCATCCCACGTTTCGAGAGGAATTCTCGATTTTAATGAATATGAGAAATATTGATAGTAATTATTATCAGGTAATCTCTGAACATTGTTATTGAGGATTCCCGTGTCATAAATCCATCCCTTGTTAACCTTAGAAGTTGATCCTAACTTAATATAAGAATCAAAATCAATTTTTTTCTTAATCAAACCTCTGGTATTTGATGATTGTCCTGCTAATATCTCACCAATAGTAAAATCACTATCACTAGAAACCTTAAGATACTCAATTTTATTATTCCAGGTTTCAACAATACCAATTTTGGAAGAAGAAATGACATTTTCTCCAACAAAAAAGTCATTTTTCTTAATTTTTATATCAAAAACTGGGAAATCATTGCTATTAATTAATCTACCAGTAGAAACTCTTTGATCTATGACACCTGGGAATTCTCCTTCTTGCAGATAATCTTTTAGATTATATGTTATAGATCCAGTATTTCCACCAAGAGCAGGATTTACTGAAGTTATAGTAAATAATCTATAATCATATGCTGAAGAATTATATCCTCTTGCAGTAGAACCTAGACCAACACTTGTATTTTCTATTAAAACTTCATCACCAACTGAGAATGGGAAAATATCACTAAATCCTGTGTTAAATCCAACAGTAACATCTTTGGTTGTTGAATTGTAGGAGATCGTACTTATCCCAACACCATTTGAATTATTAATTGGAATAATTGTTGGAATAGTATTATACATTCCATAAGTATTCTTAATAATTTTTACAGATGTCTCCCCAATTTCATATCTTAAATCAACATCATCAACAATTTTTTTAGTAAATCCATCAAGTACAACTAATCCCGGATTAGTGAGGTAATTCTTGCCTGCGGATAAAATATTGATACTCTCAAAAGATGTTAAAGGTTCTATCTGAATTATTTCTGGAAGATTGAGGGTAGGGCTGAGAGTAAGATCTGTTGGATAATCGAATCCAATATTTTCAATTTCCTCTTTAACGATTGAACCGATTGAGTTGCTGGTAACTTCAAAAATTGATCCAGATCCATACTTTGTAGTTACAGTACTAATACCTGGGGTGAATTCGTAATTAGAACCCCCATCAATAATATCAACTTTAGATATTGGTCCATAAGCAGTTAGTGACTTAGTATCATAATATAAGTTTGCACTTGATTGATTATATGAACTGTTTTCTGGATATTCAAACAAATTAAACGTAAAAGTATTTGTAGTACCAATACCAGTTACTCTTTGTTGCCCAGTATATTTGCTATCGATTAAATTAATTTGATTATGATTATAAACATCAGTATCAATAACTATTTGCTTCTTGATATCATTAATTAGATCTTCATTTATATTTTCTAATCTGTAGTATAAGTTACTTGGAACATTATCATTTAATAATATTGAAACCTTTGCACTTGAGTCAATACCAACTCTGCCACTCTTAACTATTTCAAAGTTTTTAGTAGTTCCGGTTCCTTCGAATTTATATTTGTATTCGGGGTCATTATAAAAATTCAGATCAAATGCGGAATATAAAGTAGATCCGCTTAGATATGATAGTGAAGAGTCTGAAAGATCAAAGATGATTACTTTATTCTTGTAAACATTTATCTGGGGGTTAATTGAAGATAGACTTCCGTCCGAAGAACTTGTTATATCAATATAATTTGGAATATTTAAATATAAATCGTATCTTGAAGCGCAAAGGCGTACTTTATTTTTTGTATAATACAAAATATAATATATTCCTTCATTCAACAATCCTCCAGATGGAGATGCTGAAGTATAAATTACCTTATCTCCAGTTTCAAATCCGTGGTTTTCTATGTAAATCGTATCTTCTGTGGTATCGATATCAATAGAATTGAATGTTTTTGATTTGAATACAGATCTTCTATTAACATCACTATATTTTACATCAATAGTTTCTGCATCTTTAGGGACAGAAACCATATCGATAAAATCTCCTACAGAGAGACCATGAGTTGATGATGTAGAAACAGTTACAATATTTTTTGAAACATCGCCAAGAATAGATTCTCTCTTTGTAGTAAAACTATGATAATCACCTGTACCAAAATTTCTAAAGAAGAGTAATCCAGCTGAGTTTGTTGTTCCGATACCGACAAAACCAGTGCTTCCAAGACCAACCTTAACAGTAGAAACACCTATGAAATTATTTGATATGTTTGCAACATACAAATCTTGAGTTTGAGGTAGAGCAAATGATGAAGTTCCATCAAATACTAAAATTTCAGAACCACCATTTGCAGAATATGTTACTTTTTCCCCAGTTGACAATCTATGATTCGGTAAGAAAATTGATCCTGAAGGCACAAATATCTGGGTTAATCCTATACCAGGAGTTGAAAATACGACCCTAGTTCCAATACCAGCTACTGCTCTTGTACCAATACCTACAGATTCTTTTGGATTAAAGTAAATTTCTTTATTTGATGAATATGATACGTCAGTCTTAAATCCAGTATTAATCGTAAACTTTCTAGGATGTTCAAATAAAGCAGTTGACGCACTATACGCAGAACTTACCGTTGAATCATATTCTCTTAAAACTCTAATTCTTCCCGATGCAGACTCTACATTTAAAACTTTTACTTTTTCTTGAGTACCTATTCCTAAAATATCATTTTCTCTAATATTTGGGAATCTCAATGGACCAGAAACATAAAAATAGGTTGCTATTCCTGTTACTCCAATTGTAGATATTCCTAAAGTCGTGACAAAAATATCACTCTTTACGCCAATACTATAATTTCCTTCTATCTTGGAGAAATACGTGTTTATACCAGATACATTAAGCAATTCAAGATTTTTTAATCCATGTGGTACATCAACAAATCCAAGTATTTGTCCAGAATTATTTGCGGTTTCAAATTCTACAGCAGAAAATGAAGTTGTGGATGTACTTACGTTAGTGACATCTTTTCCAAAAACTTTTGCTACTCTTGCTGCAGCATTTTTTCCACCAGTTTGTGAGTTATCAAAAACTAATCTATCTCCGACATTATAATTTGTACCACCTGTCAAAATTCCAATATTTTCTACCCTGCCTTTTGCTGCAGAATTTATATTTACTGTTTGGTTTTTAACTTTATCTGGATTGAAAATATAGTTATATGAACTATTAGTGCTCTTTAGAGCATAGTTGAAGGTGCTTCTAAACCATTTAAAGTTGTCGAAGGCATAATCATCCTGATTTGATTCTTTGGAGAAATTAAACTCATTTGGTTTAGAATAAAATTTTCTTCCGATAAAGTATGGATATACTGGTCTTTTATATCCTTTAAAAGGTCCATCAGTATCTGGAGAACTAGAACTAATTGTTGAGAAATATGCATAAACTCCATTTGGAAAATCTGGAGTTATGCAGAATCTGCCATTATGTTCATCCAGATCACCAGATCCTTTAAATTCATAATCCTCATTAAAGAATCCTTGAGGGAAATATGATAGAGGTGGTCTATTTGATCTTGAAACTAATTCATAACCAGACAACATTGCCTTTGCAGATCCACCAGTTGGTGATGAATATCCATGAGGTCCGTAAATTGGATTTCCGTCATATGCCCACCCAATTATTGGAGAATGATATGATGATGATACTTCTTCATTATTAACTTTTCTTAAATCAGAAATTCCATAAAGAGTTAAATCTTTGGTGGAATCATCACCACCTTGTGCCTTTGCGTATAATGACTCTCTAAGATTTCTTGGAGCGTATAAGTGACAATATTGCAAACCATAAGAATCTCTATCTGATAGTGTTACTATCCCATCATCACTATTAATGGTGTTAAAGTATTTTTGGAACAGATTAACTGTCCACTTTTGAATATCAGCATATAATTTACAATTACTACCAGCAGGCATAACTTCTATTGAAGTACCTTCATCATATCCTATGCCACCATTCATAACTTTAACTTCAATTAGTTGACCATTTTCAACAATAGGAGTTAACTTTGCATAATTTCCTTTACCAGAAATCACTAGATCTGGAGGACTGTTATAACCAGATCCAGTTCTTGAAACCAGTACTTCTACAATTTTTCCTCGATTATCAACAATTGCAATTAATTTTGCACCATCTCCACTTCTTAGATCAAAAGAAGGTTGTCTATTGTAATTAATTACTTCTCCATCACCATAATTAGATCCATTTGATGTTGTCTGTACAGATTCGACTTCCCCTCTAAAGATTGGTTGAATCTTCGCAGAAAAGTCTTGACCTGATAAAGTAGATATTCCAATATTACCAGTTACTCTTATGGTGATTGGGGGATAATTAAAGGAATGAGTGCCTGAACCAGTAGAACTTAGATTTATAAATTGATCAGTATCT